ATTGGCAGGTATATCTGTAGAAGAAGCTATAACAATTTGTTGTGAACGAGGATGGATTAGTTTTAAAGCTGATTGGATTAATAAGCCACAGTCCAAATCATTTAAAGAAGATACGATGGCAGCAGCTCGTTCTATTTTTACAAACTCAAGTGGCATCCCTTATTACCAAGCTAAAGAGATAGAGGTTAAAAATGATAAATAAGTTACCTGCCGAGTGGGTTGATAGAATATTTATGAGATTGCACGGACGTTTTGGCAATTCATTTACAGACAAGTTTAAACTAGGTCAGATTGTAGATGGAGTAGATATTGGCATCGCTAATGCAAAACAGGTTTGGGCTGAAGAACTTGCTGGTATATCGTCTAACAGAATTAAAAATGCTTTGCTGCATAACTATGATTACGCACCATCTTGTGACCAGTTTAAAGCACAATGCAGGTCTACCATTGAAGCTCATAAAGATTTCGTTGGATTGCCACGCAAGTTTACTGCTGAAGAACGTGAAGCCAATAGAAAACGCTTACAGGTCACTTTGGACTCATTAAACATTAAGAGATTAAATTGACCGAAAATGAGCAAAAGGTTTATGACTTCATCAAAGAAATAACAAACGTATTTGGTGAATGTGAATTTATTGCCAAAGGTAACTTAAATGTTACTGTAAAAACCAAAAATTATATACACAAAAGATATACAGAAATAATCCCGTATGTAAAACTAAAACAAGTCGAAAAAGGTAAAAAAATATGATAATTAGAACATGGAGTTTAACATTGCAAAATATTCCATTTCTTATAAAATTTTTACAAGAATTAGATTTTGATAAGCGTTGGGAAATTGTAATAAAAGAAAAAGAAACAGATAGAACCCTTGAACAAAATTCTAGATTGTGGAAATTATATACATCAATAGGAAATTATACGGGATATACAAAAGACGAAGTTCATAATTTAATGAGATATAAATTTTTAAGAGAACAAAAAACGGTAAACGGTGAAACTTATGAAGTTATATTGAGCACAACTTCACTTAAAACTAAACAAATGGCACATTATCAAGAGCAAATAGAAATTTGGGCAACACAAATTGGCTGGTCTTGGGATGAATAAAGATGAAAAAAATCATTATGACAAGTTATCACAGCTTGGCTGTATTGTCTGTCTCAATCTTGGTTATGGCTTTTCTGCTCCTCATATTCACCATATACGACATGGAGCTGGAATGGGTAGAAAAAGCCATTGGAGCAACGCTATTCCTTTATGCCCTAATCATCATCAGCATGGTGGTTATGGAATTGCTTTACATGCCGGAATAAAAGAATTTGAAAAAAAATATGGAACAGAAACGAAACTTCTTGAAAAAGTAACTCAACTATTAACAACTAAGGATTAATTATGACTGAAAAACTTAAAATACATTATAAAAACATTGAGGATTTAATTCCTTATGCACGCAATAGCCGTATGCACAATGAAACTCAAGTTGCACAAATTGCAGCATCTATTAAAGAATTTGGTTGGCGCAATCCAGTTTTGGTTGACGGAAATAACGGAATCATAGCAGGTCACGGAAGGGTTTTGGCTGCTCGAAAATTAGGAATAACAGAAATACCTACAATTGATTGTTCCGACATGTCTGAAGCGCAGCGCAGAGCTTATGTTATCGCTGACAATAAAATAGCAATAAATGCAGAGTGGGATGCTGAAATGCTTATGCTTGAAATTGATGATTTAAAACTTCAAGGATTTGATATAAATTTATTGGCATTTGACCCTTCTGAATTGCAAGGAGTTAAAGAAATAGATTATTCAATTTTAGACGAAGATGATGTTTCGGATAAATTAGATGACATGATTGCTGGCGTGAGAAAAGCAATTCAAATTGAATTTGAACCTGAACATTATGAAGAAGCTCAAGAGCTTGTTAAATTTTGGCGCAATGAAGGTGCTTACATTGGATATATGATATTGCAATATTTAAAACAAGAAAAAGACAAATTATGAAAATACCAAATGACAATGGTATAGATTATAGATTAAATAAATTTGTTGAATATCAAAATGCAGTTCCGCCTGTTCACAGGAAAATACTCATTGAATATGCAAAACAAAAAAAATTAACATACGATGATATGATTTTGTTGTCTTGGTTAATGTCTAATACTTATCATGAATTAACAAGCATATTAATGTTTGAAGAAATAAAATACGATAATAATTTTTATTTTAATTTTAAAAATTGGTGGATTAAAAACAATCAAAGAGTTTTATTTGGTTCTGCCAAAAAATGGATTAAAATGAAAGATAGAATATTAGATGTTATTGATTTTTTTGTTAAAATTTATGGAAAACAGCCTTATCAATTTTTATTAAATGCGTTGTCTAAAGAAAATGACAAAAAGAAAAGATATGAATTAATTAAAAAAATAAATTCATCATGTAAAAATCATGGACGATTTTCTGAAGATTTATTTTTAGAAATATTAATTACATTTCAAAAAAATAACGAATTAAATTTAAATTTGGAGTCGGATGAAAAATTTGATTGGGAAAATTGCGACAATTTAACATCTGCTGTGTTTAATATTATTTATCAAGATGAGCTTGCTAATAAGTTTGATAAAAAACTTATAAAAAAATCAGAATTAGAAGTTTGGTATCCTGTTTTATTAAATACTGTAAAAACCATTGAACAAGCAATTGAAAATAAATATAAACAAAAAGTTGATATTCCGTTATTTATAACCAAATTATGTAGTTTTAGAAATTTATTTAAAAACAGCAGGTATGGCGGATATCATCATGACAGGCAATTAGAATACATTATTGAATACAACAAAACTTGGCCTGAAAAAAAAGAGCTTTGGAGAACAATATTAGAAATAAGATACAAAAGTTTTAATCACAATTTGTTAGGCGAACTTAATGGATGGAAAGGGATTAGAAAAGAAAGAAAAAAACTTTGGACTACTAAAGGCTTAACAGGAGTTGAATCGTTATGACAACCATATTGCTTATAGGTAATTGCGGAAGCGGTAAAACTTGGGTAATGAATAAAATTATAGAAGAATTTAAATTAAATAAAAAAGCCAAAATAGGAAAAGTTGTATTTCAAACAAACGATAAAATCTTTGTTCTTGGAAATTATGACAAAAGTACGTTTGAAGGTAGCGATAAATTAAGTATGGCTGTTATGAGCGATTGCGATTTGCTAAAAAAATTGCAAGAAAAATACAATTCAATTATCGTATGTGAAGGCGATAGATTTACTAACAGCACTTTTATAGCTAAATTTTCACCAACAATTGTAAAAATAATGGATGACGGTGAAGCTGGAAGAAAAAAAAGAAAATCAAATCAAAGTGAACGGCAATTAAAATCTATTCAAACAAGAGTTAATAACATTAAACACAATATTGAAGTTTTGGATAGTGACACAGCACTTTTAATTATAAAGAGAATGTTAAATGAAAATATTGCATCTTAAAAAACAACCGCACGATGTAAAAATAGGTCATGAATGTCCTGATTTGCAACCAAATGTTATTGAGGACACTATTTTTGTTGCCGACGGCGAACCCATTGGTTTTTATATTAAAAATATACCTGACAAATTAAAAAAATATGTAGAAATAGCAAACGCTGAATTTTTATCTGACCGAGTACCAAAAACAGTAATGAATCGTGGTCCAAAAAGCAAATGGTACATTGAAAAACTTGAAAAAGAAGGAAGGTTGCTTGTTGACCAATACAGCGCGATTATAGGCTCTTGTGCTCCAAGACCTCACATGAGGATGCCTTACCCTAGAATATCAACAATTCACAATGAAAAATCGGCTCAAACATTTATTAAAGCTATGTTGCTTGCTTGCAGAGAATCGGAAGAATTAATAAAAAAAATAATACCTAATGTTTATGACAAACAGTTAAAAACAATTGAAGAAAATGTGCCTCCTAAATTTAGATTTGGAAAGTTGTTTACAAGTTCTATTTCAAATTTTAACATTGCAGCTAATTATCATATCGACTCTGCTAACCTTAAGGATTGCGTAAATGTTATTATTGCAAAAAGAGAATTTGCTCGAGGTGGCAATACTACCGTTCCTGATTACGGTGCGACTGTTGATTCTAGCGACAATAGTATGCTTGTTTACCCTGCTTGGCGCAACGTTCATGGCGTTACTCCTATTGTTCCTCTTTCTGAAAAAGGCTATAGAAACTCTCTTGTATTTTATCCTTTAAAAGCATTTAATAATTATTGGGATAAATAATTGAAGTTGAAACATAAAATATGGTTAATTGTTTTAACTTTTCCTATATGGCTTCCTTTTGTAATTGTTTGGTTTTGGTTTCAAGATTTATACAATCATTGTAAAAAATGAGGTATAGTTACATAACAAATTGGGAGTAAACTATGTTTTTTGTATTGGGATTAGATTTACGTTCCATTTATTTAATTCCAACAATTGTAATTTATACTAAACGTAGTTCATTTGAAATAAGGTGGTTAATTTTGGCATTTGCATTTGGGTTTCATTCTAATGGCAAGAATTAGAAGTTCGTTGGCTAACATGGTTTCAAGTGTACCTGACCCTTTTGTTATTAAAAAAAACGGATGGCGAGAAAATAAAGTTGCAATCTTTACCGAAGAACAACTTGCCAAGCTGCCAAAGAATACAAGAGAAACCACATTGGCTGAAGCTATAAGAGAAGCTGCTAGATATTTATATGGTAATTGATGTTATTAGACTTAAAGAATGTCTTGAATTATGGGCTATATGGATGCGCCATGATGGTTCACGTTTAGGTTATCCGCAAAAATCTATGGGTATCTCTAGCGGTGGCGTAAATTGCTGGGATGACATTGGCGATGATTGCGACAACTACACAGTTCAAATCGTAGATGCAGCCATGACCAGCTTAACGCAATCAGGCAAGGGATTTATGGTAGACGCAATACAAATTTCTATTGGTCTGTTACCTAACGAATGGAAATATCATTATCAATACGAAACTGCGCTTTCATTCGGACATGATTATTTGTGGCGAAAGCTAACAGTAGCTGGAGTAGTCTGATGAAATATATTGAAGTAGATTTAAAAACTTTACCTAAAGAGCACCATTTACGCAATACGCCATTGATTCATATTGGCGCAAAGTATCTTCCGCAAGACAGCACATTATGGCAGCCAATTAGAGCAAGTTATGGCATATCTTTAAAAACATATAATAATTTAGGTGAGGCTTGGACGCTTTGGGATAAATGGGTTGCAACAATAGACCCGTATGATTGTGACGAACCACATAAAACGGAGTGGTAAAATAATGCTTGACATAATTCATAGATATGATATTTTGACTGTGGGGATAAGCTCGTCTAAAAATTATGCTTAAAATTGAATATAAAAAAATAGATTCACTTATTCCTTACGCAAGGAATTCACGCACTCATTCCAATGAACAAATATCTCAAATTGCTTCAAGCATAAAAGAGTTTGGCTGGACTAATCCTATTTTAATCGATGAAACAGGAAGCATAATTGCTGGTCACGGGCGAGTTCTTGCTGCTTCAAAATTAAATTTTACTGAAGCTCCAACTATTACTCTTGCTGGATTAACCGAAGCTCAAAAACGTGCGTATGTTATTGCAGATAATTCCCTAGCATTAAATGCTGGTTGGGATTTAGAAATGTTAAAAATTGAAATTGAAGATTTAAAAGAATTTGATTTTGATATATCTCTTTTAGGTTTTGATGAAGAATTTTTAGATAAAATTATTGAACCTGAGCAAATAGAAGGTTTAACAGATGAGGATGCCATTCCTGATGTGCCATACGAGCCAATTACAAAGTTGGGGGATATATATCAGCTAGGTAATCATCGTTTGATGTGTGGCGATAGCACAAGCATTGATGCTGTGGATAAGTTAGTTAATAGCACAAAGATTGATTTATGTTACACAGACCCTCTTTATGGAATTAATGAAAAAGGTGATAGGTCTAAACGTGGTGGTTTAGCTCAAGGCAATAAATTAAAAGATTTTAAAGACGATACAATTGATTATGCTGTAGAGGCTTATCAAATTGTAGAGGGTGCATTAAATATACCAAGACAAGTTTGGTGGGGTGCTAATTATTATTGTCACGCTTTGCCACAATCTAACAATTGGTTTGTTTGGGATAAGCGTGTTGAAGAAAAGCAAAAAGATACACAGTCAGATTGTGAACTAGCTTGGGTTAAATCTAAATGGTCAAGCGTTAGAATATTTAGACATTTATGGAAAGGTTTAATCAAAGGTTCAGAGCATGGTCAAAAGCGTGTTCATCCAACACAAAAACCTGTAGCTTTGGCTGAATGGTCATTTGATTATTTTAAAGAAGTAAACACAGTATTAGATTTGTTTGGTGGCTCAGGTTCAACATTAATAGCTTGTGAAAAAACTAATCGTTCATGCTTTATGATGGAATTTGAACCACATTATTGTGATGTAATTGTTAAGCGTTGGGAAGACTTTACAGGTAAAAAAGCACAGTTAATTAATGACATTTAAAAGATGGTGTGTGGTTTTTAAACACGACAAATCACCAGTTGATGAATGTTTATTTACGCACAAGGCAAAAGCAGAATTAAAAATGAATACAATGCCTAACAAAGAAAAACTAGAAATTTTAGTTATGGAATTGGTCGTAAATCAATTAGGCTGGTAATTATATATGGCGTATGACAAAAAAGACTGGGATGTTGTTCAGGCTTTCTTTGAAAGCGGATTATCTTTGTCTGAAATAACCGAACGTAAAGAAGTAAAAATAAAAGATAGAAGTTCAATAAGTAAAAAAGCAAAGCAAGAAGGTTGGACTAAAGCTAAAATTCAACACCTTGTTGAAAAAGAAATACAAGCAAAACAAAGCCTTAGTGAAGTAGAAGAAGAAAAATCCACATTAAATTCAACACAAGTTGATGTAGTAAAAACATTAGTAGATGAAAAGTTTGTTTGGTTAGATTATTTAAACAAGGCTGCTCTTAAAAATGCTCAAGAAGCCATGAAAGCATCTTGTGTTAATCAATTAGATTTTAAACATAGAGCTGATACAATCCTAAAGGCTAGGGATGTAATAGAGCCTAAGAATTCAGTATTACAAGTTAATACGCAAGTAAACAATACACAACTAACACCCGAACGCTTCCAAGAAATAGCGCAAAGATTGTTAAGAGAAGTTTAATGCGTGAATATCATTCAGAGGAAATACAATCCTCAGCAATTTTAGCTCGAACAGACTTTTATTATTACAGTCGCTGGATGTTTTTACAGAAGCATGGTTATAAATGGCTTCAAGCAGAACACCATGAAGAAATATGTAAATGGTTGATGAAAGTTTATAAGGGCGAAATCAAACGTCTTATTATTAACATTCCGCCACGTTATTCCAAAACAGAGTTGGCAATTAAAAACTTTATGTCATGGACGCTTGGGCATCATCCTGACAGTGAATTTATTTATACAAGCTATTCAGCAAGATTAGCCAGTAACTTTTCTTGGCAAACACGAGAAATTGTAGATAGCAATGAATATCGTGAGATATTCCCTAATACAATTTTACAAAGCGATAGCAAAGCCAAAGATGAATGGCGCACTACTGCTGGCGGTTTAGTTTATTCCGTAGGTGCTGGTGGTTCAATTACTGGTTACGGTGCTGGTAAACATAGAAAAGAGTTTGGTGGGGCAATCCTCATAGATGACCCACACAAAGCCGATGAGGCTCGTTCAGATGTAATGCGAGAGAATGTTATCGACTGGTTTCAAAACACGCTAGAAAGTCGTAAAAATAGCCCTGATACGCCTATTGTGTTAATTATGCAAAGGCTTCATGAAGAAGATTTGTCAGGTTGGCTGTTAAATGGTGGTAATGGTGAGCATTGGGAACACGTTTGTTTACCTGCTATCAAAGAAGATGGTGCAGCGTTATGGGAAGCTAAGCATACAATTGAAGATTTAAGGCGCATGGAAGAAGCCAGCCCGTATGTTTTTGCTGGTCAATATATGCAACGTCCAGCTCCAGCAGAAGGTGGTATCTTTAAACCTGACCAAATAGCAATTATTGATGCTTTACCTGCTGGCGAGATTAAATGGTGTCGAGGTTGGGATTTGGCTTCAACTGTTGATGGCGATTGGACTGCTGGCGCAAAGATTGGAAGATTGCCTGATGGGCGATTTAT